CCGAAGGAGCACGCCAAACTAGCCAAGGAGCTTCTCGGCCTATATCGCGGCCAAGCTCACGCGGCTCTCGAATACCGGGCGCAGCTTATTCGCTCGGGGATGTCTCCCGGGGACGTTGACCGGGCGTTCAAAAAACTCGTAGCCGAGAAGCTCGAAGCCCGAGCCCAGACAATCGCCGAATATGAGAGCCGCAAAGCCCGCTTCGAGCTTCAGCGAGGCCGCTGGAGGGAGCAGATGAAGAGCGGCAACCTGAGCCCGACCGCGACGAAGTACGTACACGTTTCGGGAGAGGCGTGCGCGATCTGCCAGAGGCAGAAAGCGTCCAATCCCACTCCCGGGACCGAGGACTGGGACAAGGCGGGCAACTCCGACCCCATCCCAATTTTTACCAAGACCGGAGAACTTCGGCAATACCAGATCGGCAACAGGGTACGCCGGGGCAAGGTCTGGGGGCGGCGATGGGTAAAGGGTCCGCCGTTCCATCCGCACTGCCGCTGCTACGAGGCGCTGAGCGGATAGCGCCGAGGGTTGGCAGAGGGGTCGCCGTCGGCTAGGATAATAGGCCAATGTCACTGAAGACTCGCATTCATACTCTTGACGAAGTACCCGAGGAGCTGCGCCACGCATACGTCGAGCGCAACGGGGGCTTCTCTCTCACGATCGAAGGGCCCGCGCCGGAGGGATACGCCACTGGCGAGGACTACGCTGGCGTGCTCCAGAAGCAGCAAGAATATCGAGACCGCAATCATTCGCTGCTTTCCGACGCGGCAGGCATCGCCGGGGTCGAACGGGCCGAGGATATGAAGCCGGTCAAGGAACTCGTTGACCGGTACCGCTCGCTGGACCTCGATGAATACGAAAGGCTGAAATCTAATGCCGAGAAACTCGCGACAAAGGGCGTGAAGCAGCCCGACGATATCCGGTCAATAGTCCTGGAGGCGGTCGAGCCGCTGAAGGTCGAACTGGAAACCGAACGAGCCGCCCGACAAGCCGCCCAACGCAAGAGTGACCAGGCGCAGCTTCGAGGCGAGATCAGCACCGCCTTTCTCGACGTCGGCGGCCAGCCCAAGGCGCTGGAATTCATTACGACGCAAGCCGAGGCGGTTTTTGAAATAGTGGAAGGAAAGCTGCGAGCCCGACCGGGTCAATACAGCAAGCGCGACGCCGGAGAGCCCATCAAGGTCGCTGAGTGGATGGACGAGCAGACACGTGCCGTCAACTTCGCCTTTGGCCAATCGGGGGGCGGAGGAGCTACCCCGAGCGTGGGCGCGTCTCCCGCGACGAACGCCGCCGTGCTGAGCGACCCGTCGCCGGAAGAGCTTGGAAAACATTCCAAAGCAATTTCTGAAGGAAGGATGAAAATAATCAACTCATAGGGGAGATTGTTTGCGGTTGTCCGATCGCGTGGCCCGGAGGGTCTCGGCGGTCGAACTCGGAGAGGTCGTCAACCGTTCTCAGTCTCAGCGCCACCCGGAGGGTGGACGTGAAGCACCGGAGGTGCTGCCTGATTTGAATAACGCCCCGAGAGCGGGGCAGAATCAGGGAGCACCAAGTGGCCGGATCACTCGTAACAACCAACGTCGTTCAAACCCTCGTGGCGATGGGCCTGTCAACCCTCCGAGAGCGATGCCTCATGCCGCGCATCGTGAATCGCGAGTACGAAGCAGACATAGTCGGCGTCAAGCAAGGCGCTACCGTCAACGTAGCAGTGCCCGCTAGCATCACCACCGTTGCCGTCAGCCCGGATGTCGTGCCGCCCGCCGTAACGGCCGTCACGCCAACGTCGGTTGCCGTTACCCTCGACCAGTGGAACGCTGCCCCGTTTGCGATGTCTGATAAGGCCATCGTGCAGGTACAAGACGGCATCATTCCGATGCAGGCAGCCGAGGCCGTCAAGAGCCTCGCCAATACCATCGATCAATTCTTGTGGGGGTTCTACAACCGGTTTTATTCCTACACTGGAACAGCAGGCACAACCCCGTTCGCCAGTGACTTCAGTGACTATTTAACAGCGCGGAAACTAGCCAACACCGAGCTGATGCCGCCGAGCGATAGGCGCATGCTTATCGACGAGGCAGCAGAGGCAAACGTGCTTGGATTGCGCGGCGCTCAGGACGCCTCATTCAGGGGCTCCACCCAGGGCATCCAGCGAGGCGAGATGGGCGAGTTGCTCGGGGCCGATTGGGCCATGACGCAGAACGTACCCACCCACACCGTCACCGGGGCCGGGACCGTCACTGTTAATGACGCCGGGGTCGAAGTTGGAGACACTACGCTGACTTGGGATGGTGGCGGCACGGCACCCGCAATCGGCGACGTATTCACCGTGGCTGGCGATAGCCAGACATATGTAGTTGAAAGCTCGACGGCGACCGTTATCACGATGCACCCGGCAGCCAAGGTCGCCTGGGCCGACGACGCCGCCGTCACCTTCAAGGGCACGGGCCCTCAGAACTTGCTACTCCATCGCGACGCTATCGCCTTTGCGATGGCCCCGTTGCAGGAAACCGCGATGACGGCAGCCAAACGTGAAAGCCAGGCCACCGCAGTTGATGCGGAGTCCGGGCTGGTGTTGCGCCTGGTCCAGATGGAGGGTTACTACCAGAACACCTGGTCATTTGACGCGCTGTACGGGGCAAATGTAGTGCGCAGAGAATTGGGCGTGCGCATAGCCGGTTAATCCCATCCGAAGGGGCGGGGAGGTCGGGAGACCTTTCCCGCCTTCTTCACTAACACGAGGAGGGACTGACGATGGCTGAAGCCACTCAATCCTGGAAGTTAGCAAACAACACCGAGACCATCGGAGGCGAGACCGCCCTTGATGGCTCAAATCCAACGGCTGTTTCCACTGGGCTCTCGACAATTGTCAGCGTGGATCTGACGCTTGAGGGCTCGGGCGCTCCCGGCGTTGGGACGTCGCTCGTGACCTACACAAAGAGCGGCGGCACGGTGTCGATTTATGCCTGGAAGGTCACAAGCTCGTCAGACACGACATTGGTTGCTTCGACGGGCACCGAGACCGTGAGCTACACGGTGGTTGGTTACTAACATGGGGACGCTGCCCACCGTTTCGGTTAGCTTCAAGAAGGGAGACCGGCGGCGCGTCGTGATCAATGCCTCGGAGTTTGACGAGAGCATTCACAAGCTCGAAGCCGAACCGCCGAAGCCCGCCCCGATCGTTGCGCCGGTAGTCGAGGCGGAGAACTCCGGCGCTGTCGATATTACCGAAATGACCGTGCCGCAGGCGGCGCGGATTATCGCGGAGACAAATGACGATCACGTGCTGGAAGCGTTCGCTGTCGCGGAGGGATCTGGACGTGCTCGCAAGGGCGTTCTCTCCGCGATCGAAAAACGCAGAGAGGCGATTTAACGGCCGCTGATTTCAGAAGGTACTAAGACGAGGCCCAGAGGGTTCGGGGCCCTCTCGGGGCGCAGGAGAGCCCCCTGGGGCCCCGCTAAGGAGGGGTGAATGGCGTCAATAGGCGAGATCAAAACAACCCAACAAATTATTACGACCGCGACCGACACCGCCATCGTCGACATCTCGGCTATAGCCGGTACCGATTCGGGCAGCTTCATAGAAATTCTGGAGCTGTACGTTTCGGTATTCGTCGCGGCCGCCTCGACCACGCTGCGGTTTGAGGAGGGGGCCGCCGGTACCGCCATTGGCGCGCTCGGCACGGCGGCGGGCACGGCGATCGGAGACCAGATGGTCAAGTCATTTCCAAATGGGGGCTGGAGGCTTCCCGCCAACACTGATTTGAGCGCCGAGACCGTCGGCTCATCGTGCACCTGGTATGTAGCGGTCAAGTACCGAGTGGTCATCTAGGTCGATGGGTACAAGCGCCATCGTTGCCACCGTCGGAGGGGCGAGCAGTAATTCATATTGCACGCTCGCCGAGGCCGACCAATATCAGGATGATCGGACACCGAGTGGCACAACCTGGTCGGCTGAAACTGACGCGAATAAAAACCGTGCGTTGCTGTTTGCTACGACCCTTCTTGAGGCGTGCGTTATCTGGACCGGGACCGTCAAAACCGACACGCAGGCGCTCCAGTGGCCACGCTACGGGATGGTGGCAAAAAACAACGTGTATCCCGTCGACAACGACGTGGTACCGGACGAGCTGAAACACGCCCAGGCGGAGTTCGCCCGACAGATTTTGGCCGACGTGGACAGGACGAACGACAACCCCGTTGAGACCCAGGGCATCACCTCGCTCTCGGCGGGGTCGGTCTCGCTGACTTTCTCCGAAAACCAGGCGATCAAAATGGTGCCTGACTTGTG